CCATCAAGTGCTTCTTTGTGTTTTCTAAAATTACAGCCATTGTGGTTCTTTTCGAACCTTGTAGACCTTCTAACAGGGCGTCTTTGGTCTCTGTCCAACGGCTTTCTAATAGTTGGGTTGTCATTTTATATTTCTTCCTTTTATAAAAGTTTTTACTACTATTTTAGCCCTGCTAAACGTTTGATATCGATGACATTGTCAGCGTTCTCAATTACGTCAGTTTTAGCAGATTTATCACCTGTCACTTCTTTACGGCTTTCAGCAATCATCACTTTCTCAGCTTTGACTGTTGGTGCGTTGTTTAGAACTGCTGGTAGATACTTGTCGTATGCAGTTTGTAGTCTTTCTGTCTGCACACCCTCGAGTAGGCTAGTCATTACTTCAGCTTTCTCTTTATTTAACGGTTTTAGTAATTCATTCATCTTCTCTTTACGAGCGATGCTTTCTGAAATTACTCGAACTTCACGGTTTTTAGATTCAACTAAAGCTTCTTTTTCAGCAATCACTGATTTGCTTTCTGCAATGATAGCATCTTTAGATGCTAGTGCAGCCTGCAATTTAGCAATTTCTTTGTTCTCATTTAGGTGAGTAACAGCAAATTCGCTAGCGAACGCTTCAAATAAGCGACGGCCAAACATGTTCTCACGAGCAGTTTGAATGTCTTCTTTAAGTTGAGTCATTTCAGACCCTAGGTTTTGTGCTACTGCTTCTTTAACAAGACCTGCTGAACGTTTAATGAAGTCTTGTTGTAATTGAGCTAATTTACCCTTAGCTTCAGCTACAAGTTTAACTTTCGTTTCGACTACAGCTTGTTTGTCTTGTTCAAACTCTTTGATCTCTTCAGCTAACGCATGAATAACAAATTTTTCCAACTTAGCAACTGCTTCGTTTTGAACACGTTTGTCATCACGTAACTCTTTGATCTCTTCAGCTAATTTAGTAACCATGAAGTCATTAAATTTGCTTGAGCTTTCAACCATGTGACGTTTGAATTTCACGCGGTCTTCTGCAAGAGCTTGTTTCTCATCGGCGAACTCTTTGAGTTCAGCGGTAAGACTTTCAGTAACCATTTTGTCTAGAGCTTCAACCATTACAGCTTTGTCATGTGAATAACGGTTTGCGAATTCTTCACGCAATTCTGCGCGAATGTTTTCACGTGCTTCATTAATTTGTGATTCCCAAGCTTCTGTAATAGCAGTTTGAGTATCTTCGTTAATGATACCGCTTTCCAACAATGGTTTGATAGCGTCTAACATTCTGATCTCCTATTTAATTTTAAGATCTTTGATTAAGCGTGTAACTTGCTCTCTCAAATACTTTTGCACTTTTTGATCGGCACTGGCTTCTTTTGCCATTTCGAATACCTTTTGACCACCACGCATATTCATCAAGCCCTCATAGATTGCTGTAGGATATGCGTTAGGAGCACTAGGTTGTGCCACTACATCTACTGTGACTATTTCAAAGTCACTAACTTTGCCATCAGCCTCGTTAACGTTACCGCTACCGCGACTAGATACGCCTAGTTTTACACCCGATTCCAACATGGTCTGAACTAACTGACCCATTGGAGTAGGTAAAATCTTTAATTTACCAAAGCCATTAGGACCATCCATCCACATATCAGTAATCATATGTGACACACGGTCTAGGTTAATTTTTAAATCATCGGGGTGATCTACTTCGCCTAAGACGCTGTAGCCACCCTTGATTTGTTCATTTAACGTAGAAACAGCTTTTTCAATTTCATTTACAGGGTACACACGCTCATTGTGATTACGTACACCACCTTGAATGAATATACCTTTCATATAACATGACTTGCCTTTGCCGTCGTGGCTATCTTCTGTTAAGATCTCCAATCTAGCCGCATCGTATGTTAAATTTTCTTTAAGGTATAAAGCCATTGTCTTTTCCTAATTACTTACGTAGTGGGCTTTGTTTGTTAACAGCAACACTACCGTCGTTACCAGCTAATTTACCTTCAGAACCTGTTGAAGATTCTTTGGTTTTAAATGCTGTTTTACCTGCATTTGCACCTGGTTTGTTTTGTGGGTTAGATACTAAAGTACCTTTTGGTTTTTCTGTACTTGCTGGACGATTACCGTCTTGGTTTTGATTGCCACCTTTAGATGTTACTGCTGTACCACCCATGTCATTTTTACCAGCTACAGTAGACTTAGTTTGTTTGCCACCCGATGCTGGAGTTTTAGCACCTGTACCAACCATCTTACCTTCTGAGCCTTGGCCTGTATCACCAACTTTCTCAACGTATTCGCGAACGATAGTTTCATCTAACTCTTCTTCGTCATCTTCTTCGTCATCTTCTTCTGACTCATAGAATTCTTCTGGAGCACCTTCTTCAGCGCCAACTTCTTCTTCAGCACCGAACATATCAGCGTGCTCTGGTTCTTCAGCTTCGCCTGCCATTAAGGCGTCGAATTCAGCTTTAAGTTCGTCAAGAGCATCTTCTAAGTCAACTACACGGTCTTCGATACCTTCGTGGTCTTCTTCGTGTTCATCTTCTACACCGTTCTCATCGTAATCAAATTCGGCAGCTTCTTCGCCTTCTTCCTCTTCTTCAGAGATACCTTCTTCATCTAATGATACTTCGTCTACTAATTCTTCAACTTCGTTACCACCAATTGTTTCTTCTAAATCTTCTTCTGCTACTAAGCTCTCATAGATGTCGCGTGATTTCTCTACAACGATCTGATGGAATAATTCACGAGCTTTGTCGCTTTCATCATTAATGATGAACTCAACTAATTGTTCGTATTTGTTCATTATGAACTCCTTAAAAATCTAATATAAGTTTCGAAACTTACACCGGTAAGGTGTATTATGTTTATATATTTAATAAATTTGTAAAAAAGTGGGGTTATATGTGTGTTTTTTGAGCCAAAAAGGGGAGATAATTACATGCCGCCTTGTTCTTGTGGCGGTGCCTTGTATTGTTGTTGTACAGCATCAATCTTCTTTTCGTGTTCCAATTTACGAATATCATTCATAATACGTAAGCGATTTAGCTGTTTTAGAGTTAACTTAGTCTTGCGGAGATCGCGGAGTTTGACGACTGTGTTGTCGTCTTTTTCAGTTTCGTATCCTGCAGGAGTAGGTTCAAATATTTCTAATAGGTTCATAACGTTATTTACCAAATTCTTATAAACCTGCGCCCGGCGTAGTTGTTGGGGTCACGCCGCCTGCGCCGCCTGCGCCTGCTTCACCTGGTCCTGCTCCAGGTGTTGTACCCGGCATGCCTGGAGCTTCACCAGCTGGGGGTGCTTCTGGTGTTAGTGTATCCATATCTTGTTGAATTCCTGCATTAGTTACACCAACTGCACGTAGTCCTGCTTGCGGGATTTCTGTGTCGCCTACTAGGCCATTTTCTTGTGCCCATAACTCGTCGTTACGTTGCATTTCCTCTTCGCTCAGATCTAAATAGCGTTCTAATAAGAATCGTTTGCTTAGATAGCCATATCCCTCAAGCTGTGCAAATGACGCTATACGTGTTTGGTCAACTTCAGCCTGGCGATATTTTGCAAAATTTTGCGGTTCGTTAAAGCGCAGTTCAAATAAGGCGTTATCAATGTTAACTCCTCTCCAGCGCATGAACATCTTAAATTCTGTGTCTAACTTCTCACACACCATTGTTTGTAGACGTTTGCAGTATTGATTAAAGCGCCATTCTTGGATAAGTGCAGTAGTTGTTTTGCCATCACTATATGAGCGTTCACTTTCATCTGTACCAGTAGGCAGGTATGAGCTAGGAATACGCAAACCACGGAACATTTTGTTTGTAAAGAACCGTAAGTCAGTAATTTCACCTAGATTACTACCACCCGGAAATGGTTCTACGCTAGAACCACGACCATCAGCAGTTACAGGGAAGAAGTAGTCTTCATTTGTTGACAATGGATTATATGTGGCATCCATCATGTTTTGACCGCCACCAGTTTGTGTAGGTATACGACGTTGATGAATTTCGTTTTTAACACGTTCTACATAAGCCATAGCCATGTGTGTTGGCATATTGCCCACGTCAATCTTAAATACACGACGTTCTGGCGCACGTTGTATGCGATAAATGATAATAGCATCTTCTAATAGTTCTTTTTGTTTAAAGATTTTAAAGATGCTTTCTAATACGCTAGTACCAAATGGCCAATTTAAGTCTAAGCCTTCTGTTAAACTGATGTGAACTACGTGTTCAGCATCAATAACTGCTTCGTTCTGTGCATGACTAAAGCGACTCCCACCACTGTACGGTGTTTGTGGTTGCACATAAGCGCCGCTAGGGCCGCCTACTTGCGGGTGATTGATAAATGTGTCACTTGAACTCAATGCGGTAGCTGTTAAGTTTTGAAAGTTAATATTAAGATCTTTAACCACATACTGCTCAGGTTTCTTGCCTTCTGCTTCGTTTACAATAACTTTAGTAATTTTGAACATTTCTGTCCAGTATAACTTAAAGTTTTCTGGATCTCGCAGGAATACCTGATCGCCATACTTAATAGTATTGCGGAATAGTTTAAACAAGCGTTTGTTTAGATCGTTTAGTGTTACCCATTGTTGTAGTTGATCTTTAAGGATTTTAACTTCGTTGTCTGTTGGGTCTTCTTTGAAGAATAAATCAAACCCTGTACCATTTTCAATGTTTGACTGTGTACAGAATTCAGCGATAATGTCTAGTGCAGCATTAACTTCGCTGTCCATGTCCATTTGTTCATATTGATTATAGCGTTCTGTACGATTAGGGTGCCCAATGTACACTTCTGGTAATTGACTAGCAAAGTTACGATATCCTGTATCGGGTAAGCTATTACCCCCACCATTAATAGGACTCATCATACCACTAGTATTAGCAGTCTTAAAGTATTTTTTCCACGCCATATTTGTTTAACCTAGGTTGTATATTTATTATATTTAACTGTTTTAT